CCCGCATACGCGTAGCTGCTCGACCGAGCCACCACACGGGCGGTAGCAGAAGATACTGTAGCTTCATCGCAATAATGGGTGCTTGAACTACCAGGCTGGGAAAAAGAAGGGATCAGGTCACAATACTTCTGATGCACAACGCCGGTTATATAACCGCTGGTCTCTCCGCTTTTTACCTTACGGATACTGCCATCGGGCATTTCTATATGCCACTTGTAAGCTTCCGAGGAAGGGGTATTCGGTAAACCGACCTTACCCATCCATTCAAACTTATGTCCGTACCAGTTCTCATAGCCCATGCAAAGGGTCGACGCTATGGAGACATATTTTATCTCACCGTCTTCATCTACAACTCCATACCACGCATTATGCTCTGTCTTGTTCTCTGGATTTACAGTATCATTCATCCCTAATTTGGATGTCAGACCGATCGCACGGGTATAACTGTTGGTTCCATAGCCGCACTGCCCTTGGGCGTCACGACGGCCATACTTCGCATAGAACAAATTAGCGACATCCTTGTGCATTTCATAATCGACCAACTGAAGCTTACGGGATTCCGCGTAATATTCGAAATCCGTTTTGCCCATGCTACCGACGCTGTTACCACCGGTTACCGCCGAATAGAGTTTGGTCCCTACCGTAACGGCTTCATAGACACCAACCAGACACGCTTCATGTTCGACCCAATCCGGTTCCATGTCCTCGATCTTGTCGGAGTTGGATAATACGACCATATCGAAATCAACCGTGTTTCTGACCGTAAAACACAAACTTTCGGCACCTTCGGGTATATCACAAATCAAATACATACCGTCAGCAAACCGGTTTCCTAGAGATTCAATCATAACGTTGGATAGGATTGTATCATTGCCGTCTACAAATACTGAACCGACAAGCGTGCCCACGACGCTCGGAAAACGGACGCGTTTATAACCGGACACAGGAACGCGGCAAACGTTGTATTTCGTATCTGAAACATAAGATGATGAAAGGTCGGGACGGCCTACCTGTATCTTGTTGTTCTTTTTAATCTCACTGATTTCCTCTAAAGTAATGATCTTGCAATCAGGGCATGACGGTTTTTCCCTGTTGGAACTGAAACAGGTATATTTCTTGTTATTCAGGTAATCGTTGATACCCTTATACCAGTAATGGGGTTCATGCAGCCAGACATCGCCTTCCGTGCTGTCAAGTTTAGCCGCCATAGCAGTAGCTGTATTTTCCGCATCTGCATAATAATTCGTATCACTGTCATGCAGACGGCAAACCGTCATTACACCTTCTTCCGTTTGTTTTCCAAGACAATGATAACGGGCATTCAGGATAGTGGAAATATGGGCAGAAGGCCTATACGCATTGTTAAACTTATAACCTGTTTCATTGTCGAGATTGGAGATATTGGCATCGTCAGATACGGTATCATCGAACTCGATCATCGTATATTCGGGCTGGCGGATATTCAGTTCATCAAAGCGTTCGACATATTTGCGGTACGTCTCATCCTCAAGGTAATGCGTCAGACGATAAGTTCCGCAAAGCTTACAGCGGTTGTTCATCGTATTGCCCTGCGCGTCTATTCCACCCAAACCGGCATCATACCATTTTTTCAGGTCGTCACCCGTTCCGCTCAGCTCCAGGCCGGTGATACGGATATAACGCAACGCATTGCCGAGAACCGACAGGATTTCCGTAAACAGGGAAAAGCCGGATAATCCCTTGCAATTTTCGACCCACAATCCAGTTATGCTTTTGATATTATCGAACGTTATGCCTTCACGTGTCAACTCAGACAATGAACGAAGCGTCAAAGTCTGATAGCCGTCGGGCAAATGGAGTTTGCTCAAAGGACAACCTTCTGCAAAACTTATGCTTGACAAAGATGTACAACCGGCTGCTTCCACTTCTTCCAGACGGGAACAACCCGAGAGATCGAGTGACGGCAAACGGTTATAGTTGCAAATATCGAGACGCCGGATCATCGGCAACTTACTTCCTATTGCCAGTTCGGTCAGGCCGTAACTTTCACCTTCACGCCCCATAACCAGTTCCTCCAGAATTGGAAGAGTAGGAAGGTTCAAGTCCGTAAAGCCTCCCCATTCCGACAAATCAAGTTTCTTAGTAAACTGACCGCCATAGAAATGGAACGCCGTTCCGACGTTTGCAACGGCATTATAGGTATAGCTCCATTCCTTGCCGGCATCCACCTTGTCATGAGACAACACGGCACTTTCACGAAGAAATGCAAAATAGAAGTCGCGCGACGGGGTCGCCTTGATTTTCGCACCGGCCGCACTGTTTCCTTTCCATGTAAGGTCTGTCGCCGAATACTGTCCGGCATTGTAACGGGCATCGAACAGGGACATGCGGTTAGTGATCCACCAATGACGGTGGGCCTTACGGCTTCCCTGCATCGCCTCAAGATAGGAATAGGTCATGATTGTTACCTGCCCGTCTTGATTTACCTCGACACCCTTTGTCTTGGGTTCGATATATTTGTACAAGGCATCCTTGTTGAACAGCCGTTCGCAGAACTTGTCGGACTGTTCCTTGTCGAAATGCTGGTAAATATATTCGTTCGTCATTTTGGCACGGATACGCTTATAGGCCGCACTGAGCTCATCTTGGAATTGTTCACGGAGATTGTTCCAGAGCACAGAATCATGACCGGCATAGGCATATACAGTCTTGTCGTCGGTGGACAGTTCTGGGTCCGTCGTATTTTCGTCCAAATCCCAGGAGTATTTCAGACGCCCGTCGTTACGGACACCAAGAATCGTATCGCAGTCATAAAAAATCGGATAACAAAGGACCTTATCCGCCTCCGGCTTATACCAGAAACCAAACATCATATTTTTGACACGCTGGTCCACACATCCCATGATTTCCGTAAACATGAAATAGTCACACAAGTAGGATATATCAAAATAATCTGCCAGTTCGGATTTGAACTTTGCACCGTCGCCAGCCGTAGATTTTACCCACTTGACAAGCGGCATCAAATATTTCGGCTTCAACGTCCCGGCTTCGTATTCTGCATTTATATCATCATCATCCGGGAAGCGGGCTTCAAAGACTTTCAACCAGGCTGGAGCACCATCTTCCATTTTATCAAAATCATCATCAAGGAACATTCCCATTGGATAATCGTTGTTCAGGAACTCCCAACATTCCGTCGGGTTATTGCCTTCGAACTTCTCCGTTACCCATCCCTGGTCGTGATAACCGGGAATGTCCAGAAACCCGAATACGGCCTCCGTTGACTTGTCGTTGTTGAAGTTGAACTTTCCTGCAAACATGGGTGTATCATTCACCGTCTCGCGGTAAAAGATAAGACACGGCTTGCCATCTATGGTCGTACGCACTTCATAGGGGTACTGCTTCTTGTCTACGTAACGTTGTGCCGGCGTGAGTTCGTCGGCCGCAGTCAGTACATTTTGTACCAAGCGGGCCATACCTGTATTGTGGGAACTGGAGGATTCAGCAAAGTCGGCCTTAAAACAAAAACAATCCACCGGTGCGGAGTTATCACGAATGGAATATTTTGCTTCATCCTGTAAAGTTCCCCCGATTCCCTGTTCATTACAACCTAGATATAACTCTCCGGCAACCTTGTTGGAATTTTTAAAATAAAGACGGTAGTTCTTTCTGGGGTAGGCCAGAGAAGATGTACCCTGCAGACTGATACAACCACCCACACAGCGGAAATTCTTTTCAGGTGAAGAACGGTCGATATACAGTGATTCGTCTATATCAAACTTCGTCTTTTTATTGTTTGTCACCGCTGCCTGAATCAACGTGGCCACGCCATTGGCCTGCTTACCCGTCACAATCAGATAAGGAAGGTCGGATGGCATAGAGTCGACAGAAATCATCCCATTATCATCAAGGATATTGTTTGCATTGTATTTGTCAAGAAGTTCGTCACTGCCCGGAAGATCGAGCATGAAGCAATCGAGCATCTGCGCATCGGTCAGCTCGGCCGAATAGGCACGCATCGAATACACATCAAGCGTACAACCGTTATTTCCGACTTCTATATATTGAGGGTCTTCCTGATAGATGCTGTCTGATGTACCGCGCTGTACACTTCCGGACATGATACCATCGACATACAGGTATAGCATACTGTCATTCAACAAGCCGTCTTCCGAACTTTGGCTGTTCTTCGGAGGAAAGGCGACAAAACCAATCGTATAAATCTCCCCTGCTGCGAACTGTGTAGCAACGGTACTGTTTCCACGACTGACCATGCGGGCCTCCTGGGTCGTAATCACAAAGCCGGTTCCCTTTCCATCCATGCAGCGGACGATTTCAACGCCCTCTTCAAGAACATCCGATACTTTGAAGCGAATCATAAAGGCAAAGGCGTTACTCGCATTTTGTTCCGGAGCGGACAAAGGACGGAACTGGACCGTCGCACGGGCATTATCCGTCAGACGGAGCGCACCGTTCAGCCAGCCGTCACCTCCGAACTTGAAACCGGAAAGTACCGTTTCTATCCCATTATAGCTCCATTCTTCACGGTTGGTATCACTGTTGCTGCGACCCGTAGCCGATAGTTTCAACTGGAGGTTGTCAAGAGGTTCCGAGATATTCAGCTCGGATGCGTCAACAATCACATCATACGCATAAATTGATGTTCCACATACCAAACGTGCCTTTACCTCACCCGCTGTCGTAGTACGCAAAGAAAGCTCTGTCCGTAAAAAGGAGACACTGGCAGAACTTACGAGTTTATCATCCTCAAATACATCTACCTTTGTCGGAGTTTCACGGGGATTATAAGCAGCATAGACAAGCGTATAACTGTCATACTGTTTAACGGGGATATAGGGGCGGCCACCGGGTTCTATGATTGTGCCATCTCCAAAGTCAAAACGGGTAGCAAATAGCGGAGCTTCATTACCTGATTCACGGACTGCAATGTCAAAATAAATCGAGTTGCTCTTTATTGACTTTCCTCCATGTTCCAGTTCCGCTACAAGTTGGACAGAGTGGGAACCATGCTGCAGGCCGGACGTATTCACGGATAATGTACCGTTGGCACTGCTCGTATTGATTGTACGGTCCTCCACATCCACACCGTCAACGTACATGCGCAACGTTTTCATACCACTGCCCGAAAGGCCGAACGGGATGCCAACCATATCACCACGATTGATTGTTGACGCAATATTAAACGAACTGGTCAATTTCAAATCTACGCAGGTTACAGACCAGGCGATTTGCGATACCTGTTGTTCTGCACCTTCACCGACAGTGACACGAACACGGACCGTATTCGTTCCGGTTCCAAGATATTTTGTGACATCGAGAGTCGTTGTACTTCCAGCTGCCAAATCCTGATTCAATGTATAAGAAGTCGCTCCACGGCTAATCGTGATTACCGCCAGACCTGGATTGCCCGTCGTTGAACCGGAAGCCGTATCAATTTGGTCGTATGTAAACTGCAATTTGACCTCGTCACCGGTTTTTACCGTAGGATTGTCTGTAATACGTGTCAATACGACTTTCATGGCCGATACTGATCCGCCTCCACCACCCGTAAACTGTTCAGTCGTCGTTATTATCTGACCGTCTTTATCCAACAGGGACAGGGAATAAGCCACATCGTCACCCTCTCCAATTGTATTTAGCACGATATCGGCAGCATAATTCAACCCTTTTAATCCAGCGGCCACCGCGCCAGAACTGACAGGGTTTGTCGACCCTTCCGTTATGGTATCTTCAACTTCCGGGATAGGAATATCCACACTTCCGGCTCCATCCGGGAAGATTTCTTCATGAGAAGCTCCCCGGACCAACCTAACTTTCCTTATCCCTCCATATAAAGTCCAGTACTCGGGATTTGTGAACTGGTCCGCAGAACCGGTAAAACGATATTCTTCCCACTTTCCGGCTGATTTCTCAAAGGTGATGATCATACCGCTTTTCTTCTCGTCTTCAATATCCGCATCCACCAATGCCGCTACAGCCGTATCTTTGGTATGGAAACCTTCTTCCTTGGGGTGAAGTTCCGTCACGTTATAGAAGCCGCTGCCTGTCCCGCCACTTCCAGAACCGAAGGGTACCCAGGCTGTCTTGTCCTCAAAGCCGGAAAGCGTTGTCTCTGTATATTGGTAGGCTTCCCATTCGCCTTCCGATACGGCAAACGTCAAGACTATACCTGCGTATTTCAAACCAACTCTGGATGCTGCCTGAATGGCTGTTTCCAAAGTATAGAAACCTGTTTCAAGAGGTATCTCCTTGGTGACGTTTATAAGATAGCCGCCGTTTCCAGGTTCTCCACGGTCACCTTTCAACGAGGCAAGCCATTCTTCCTTACTGCCTTCAAAGCCTTGTCTCACGGCTTCCTGGTAAGCTGAATCGCCGGTGTCGCCCTTTGCTCCTTTCAGTGAAGCGATCCATTCTTCTCTTGTCCCGTCGAAACCCTGTTTGATAGCCTCTTCATACGCAGAATCACCGGTCTCACCTTTTAACGAAGCCAGCCATTCCGACTCGCTGCCCTCGAAGCCCTGTTTCACCGCTTCCTGATAAGCAGAATCACCGGTGTCACCCTTTGCGCCCTGTAATTCCCCGTTATTCTTCCACTCTGCTTTAAGGCCGTCCCAGATATACACATCGTAGGGCAGTTCAGTTCCTACCGAATAGGCATCGCCCGGACGGGGATCGGTAACGCCTGCCGCCAGTTCTTCCACGTTGTCAAAATGAGCAAGGATCAGCAAACCGTCACCGGCATCCCCTTTCAATGAGGCAAGCCATTCTTCTTCGCGGCCAGTATACCCATGTATAACAGCTTCTTCATAAGCTGATAATCCGGTATCGCCCCTATCACCCTTCAGCGAAACGATCCATTCTTCTTTACTTCCTTCAAACCCTTGTCTCACGGCTTCCTGATAGGCTGAATCTCCGGTATCGCCTTTATCCCCTTTTTCACCTCTGAGCGGGCCCATGTTTATCCAGGCGCCGTTCAATGTGTCCCAGACATGCACGTCGTAGGGTTGTTCTTCTCCAACGAAATAGGCTTCACCTGGACCCGGGTCAGGGACAGCCTCCTGCAAGGCTTCAATGGAAGGGAACAAGGCAAGGACCACGAAACCTTCCCCTTTTTCCCCTTTGTCGCCTTTCCGGGATAGGAGCATCGTATATTCACCCTCGCCAGTCGGAAGTATACCCGAAAAATCTTTCAATACCAGATAGGAACTACCCTCATGGCCTATCACGTCAAGACGCTCGTAAGGACTACCCTCGTTATACTCCCCTTTGGGAGTCAATGATACTTTCCCTAATCTTGTTGTTCTCTGTGTCATATTCTTATACTGTTACTGTTAGTATTCCATCTTTATCTACCGCAAAGCCGGGGCCACTGTAATCATCATCTGAAAACATATTCAGATAGCCGGTTGCAGGATCAATATCGAACGAAGCCACGCTTATCACCGAATTGGCTGGCTCATGCGTGTTCTCATATTCGCCGGTCGTTTCATTCCAACGGTACCAATAACCGTCAACGATCTTATCGCGATGGTCAGACAGATTATTTAAGCGGTCTACCGTAACTACTACGTTTTCCTCTCTTTTACTTTCAGCCTCACGCCGTGCCTGTTCCGCATTTTCACGCGCTTGTTCTGCTGCTTGCCACTTGGAATAATCATTAACACGCTGTTCCTCGTTTTCTTCGATAGTGGCCTCCAGTTGCCGGAGGTCCTTTTTTAGAGTACCGGCTTCCTGCGTGATGACATCCATCTTATCGCGAACATCTTTAGCCGCATCGATGGCTGGTTTCATCAACTCGGCTTTATCGGCTTCCGTTAAGTCCGAAAAATGAAGTTTCAGCAACTCTTTTTCCGATAGCGTCAAATCGGAGAATTTCATCTTCAACTCTTCACGGTCGAAGATCGAACTATAAGCGGAATCCGGTTCATCTTCGTACTTTAACTGCAAAGTCCCAGCAAGTTTTCGGAACACGGGTTTTTCACCTCTCGGACCGCGTATCTTCTCCAGTTCCAAAAGATTCTGCCAAGATCCTCCAACTCCCTGCTTCCACAAAATATGCGTAGTATTTACCCCCAAGAATACATTCTCACCCGGATCACCCTGTTTACCTTTCATTGCGGAAGGCAGGGCGCGTTTGGGTTTACCGCCCTGAATGATAAGGATCATGTCGCTATCGGTGATCGTTCCGGCTGCCGGAAGCAGATTCGCCCTGATTATATCAAACTCTTGTGCCATATCAATTGAATACTATTATTCGACCTTGTTCATCCGCCAACAATCCTAAGTCGGGATCTTTCAAGACGCGGTATCTAACCTCACCACCGGCATCCACCCAGCTCACGACGGGAGCGACAAAGGTTATCGTGAACCTCGCCGACACCCCGTTTTCCTGCCAGGTTTCAACGGTAAACGAAGGACAATCCGCATAATACACTTGGATGATTCCACCTATTGATTTAATATATAATTCCTGGTTTCCGACCCCGGCAATCTGGGTAAAAAAGGCACGGTAATTGTTCAAGAACTCAGAAACACCTCTGGCAACCATCCAAAGGGATAGTTTAATCTCGCGATGCTGTGTCTTAACGGTTGTCATATCCACCGTCCGACCATCCGTGAATGGTGTTTTGACGGCAGGGTATTTCAGTATATCATCCAGATCGTCATCCGAACCTATGCCAAAGTTCGCAAAGTCTATCCCGTTGATTGCATATTGCCCGCGCAAGTTAATACCGCCGGATGGCGTAGCCGGATATATAGCATGATTATCTTCCACGAAAGACAACTCAAAACAGGAAATATTTCGCCCAGTGTTAAAGGGAACCGGCTGCTCATACGACGAACCGGCAGAAAAGCGATAACGGGTCGTAATACCGGGAATAAGGTCAAATTCGCGATATAACGGGGCAGACAAATCCGTAATGAATTTGCGATAACGCAACCAGAATTGTTCAACCGTATCGGCTTCCATCAGAAAGGACAGTTTTACGATTTTCTGTTCAAACTCTACTATCGACAAATCCGGATCGATCCCGTCGGCTTCTGCCCAATTGTTATACTTAACCGCCTTACGTTTGGGATATTTCAACAACGTATCAAACGAGCCTTCCAAAACAGTACACCCCCACTCTGTGTACATATTTTTACTATCAATCATCATCATAACACACGTGCCGTTTTATCTTTGGTTATCCTAACCCTTCCTCTGGCATTCTTTACGAACACCACAGCATAGTTACTCGCATGAATCTCGGCCTCTGCTTCGTGCATCAGGATTACGTTGTAGCGACCGATTGTATCAAAATGGAGAATGGCTTTAGAACCGGCCAGGAATACCTTCACCGGATTTGTCAGTTCCACGTCCGTCTCGATATAGATTCCCATGCTTTCAGCCTTCTTGCCCCGGAACTCCCGTAATTGTACCATAGACGGGAAATTATTCTTTGTGCAGAACTCCGTACCCTGCGGTGTCAACAGGAGGCGCATAAGCTCTTCTTTGTTTTCCGTGCCATGCAACAACCGGCAGGCACCTAACCGGTTTGCTATCTCAAAAAACTCTTTATCCATAATGCTACATTTTTACTTTTACGTTAATTGTACCTTCCAAAGCATCAACCGTGCCTCTGGTGTTCTCCGATATCTTACCGGCAACCTCTTTGATCTCTCTCGTATTCTCAGCGATCCGGTCGGTATTCTTTTCCACTTTGTCTGATAATTCGCGGATGGCCCTTACGTCTTCCCAGCCTCTGGACTGCATCTCATAGATCAGCCGCATTTGCTCACGGATCGGTTGCATACTGCCGCGGATGTCTTCCAACAGGACACGGACGGCCCCGCTCTGACCGGCCAATAGGTCGATGCTTTCCTGGGAGGCTTTGGCATACGCACCTTTCAGGGTATTTTCGGAAACATCTTCTTTCTCCGGTTCTTCTACCTTGTCTTTCATCAAGCTATCAGCCCAACCGAACTGCCTGTCAATCTCTTTTTGTAGTTCTTCCGCCATATTATAGATATAATCCTGTTCCCAACCGGAAAGGACATTGTCGGCATAGAACTCCTTAAGCTTGTCACGAATCTTCTCCATTGCACCGGAAGATTCCGTTGCAGCTTTGATGGATTCTGTGACCATCTGCCGCATCATCTTTTTGACAGTATCCTTTGCCGATTCTGCCCGGTCCTCACCGGAAGCCCATGCCTCGGCTTGTGCGCTTGCGAAGTTGTCAATAGCAGATTTTAAATCTTCCCCGAAGATGGCATCCACGGCCTTCTCCTTATTATCGGCAATAGCTTGGTTAATCTCATCTATTTGATCCTGCCATTCCTTGATACGGTTGTCGTCGGTTTTCTTTTTATCCTGCTCCTCACGGATTTGTTGCTGGATAAGAAGCTTCTGTTGTTCCAAAAGTTTGTTCTGCTGGTCAATCAATTGGGAAGCATCATTCGAATAAGCCTTCTGAATGGATTTATCCAGTTTTTCGTATGATTTATCCAATGTGTCGATCTGATCCTGCAACCGTTCAATACGTTTCTCGTTCTTCTTGTCATGGATCTTGGCGATGGCACCGGCCAAAGAAGTAACGACGCCAATGGCAGCACCGGCAGACGCACCGATCGGACCGAACATGGAACCGGCTTTCGCACCGTTCATGGCAGAACTTACAGTATCCATAGCCACACTGAAGCCCTCAGCTATCCCACCGAATACACCACCGAACGAATCACCGAGCTTCGAAAACGTATCAGAAAGGAACTGCCCGGCCTGCATGATCTCATTCATGCCTTCCTCTATCTCAGCCAAACCCTCTTTTAACTTCTTAGCATCATTTTCTGAGGCAAATACTTTTTTCAAGCCATTTGACACTTTATTAAAAGAGGTTTCCATTTGATCGGCTTCACGGCGGACATTTGCTATTTCATCTTTGATGGCCTTCAACTGATCCGGAGATTTACGAAGCACATCAAACTGTTCTTCAGTAATACCGAATGAATTATTAGATGAATATTCCCCTCTTTCAAGAAAAGACAAGAATTTTTCCGCTTCATCCGCAATGGCACGAATAGAAGTGATATTCTTTTTACTCATATCATCAAACAGCCGGGTGATAATGGAGGTACTCTTTTGGGCTTCATTATCCACGTCTGCCAATTCCTTTTTCATACCTTCTACAAGGGAAAGCCGTTCTCCTTCCGTAGTAGCTTTTGCTATCTTTTCATTATAAAGTTCCGTGATAGCCTGACGCTTTTCCAAATATGAGCCATATTCTTTCAGGTACTCGTTCATGGCGCGTTTCTCTTCCTCCAGTTGTTCCTTATTCACATTGGAGGTCGATTGCTCTCGTTTAACGTATGAATTGACCAGGGCGGTATGAATCTCGACCGTCTGTTCTTTGCTCAGTTTGCCGCCTTGCGCGTCTTTCCACTCTTTCTCTTTGGCGAGTATGGCTGCAATCTCATTGTCATAATCGAGGTTTATCTGGGCGATCTTCTTGTCGGAACCTTCTTTCATCAGGTCAATTTCGGATTGCTGGTTTTGACGACGGAGGGATAAAAGTTCGTTATGAATCGTTTTTTGCTGTTTGAGTTGCTTATCCGCCTCTTTCTTTTCTTGTTTTTCGCGCTTGGTCGAATCAGAATATTTGTCTATTTGCGTTTGCGCCTCTTGTATCTGTTTTGTATATTTGCTCCAATCTTCAGAGTTCTTTTTTGATACATCCAAGGCATTACGAGCAGCTTCTGCATCCTGTTTCTGCTTCTCCCAATAGGATTTATTCTGTACAACAGAGATACTATTCCTCGTTAATGAATTGATCTTTCCTGTTGTCTCATCTATCTGCTTATTCAAAGCATCAAGCCTGATACTACTAATGATATCAGGAACACCCACCCACACAGAAGCTATATCCTCTGATTCCGTCAAAGTTTTATCAAGTTCATCCCTTTCCTCGATAAGTTTTCTTTTCACATCCTCATAATGCTTAACCTTCTCTTCAACAGGAGTGTTAGCCTCCCATTGGGCTTCTTTTATTTTATCTATTTCTTCCTTATGGAGTTTTGCAAGATTATTAGCAGTATCAAGTTGCTTATTAAGTCGTTCTACATCATGAATCCATGAATTACCAGATTTATTGTACGGAGAAGATTCTGTCTCTTGTATTTTCTTTTTAAGGTCCTCTATTCTTTTCAGATCAGCCTCATAAGCCTTAACCGCATTGTCTATTTCTCTCTTCTCATTGACAGATGATAACATCTTATTTTGCTGATCCTGAGGCAAATTCTTAAACTCTTCGAGACTCACATTCCCAAGTTCGGGAAACAGTTTTATCAGCTCTTTGTATGCCTTAACCTGCGAATAAACAGATTCAGTCTCACTATTTATTTTTGAAATCAGACTGTCTGTTTTAGAGGTAAGTTCCTGTTTCCTGTGCGCGGCTTCTTCTTGTTCTTTATTAAGTTGCTTTTGGGCTTTCTCGACAGCGGTTGTACTATCATGAAGAACCCACATAGTAGCGGCAAAACTGGCTACGATGGTGGCAAGTAAAACATAAGGATTAGCTTTCATTGCCGCATTTAAAGCCAATTGAGCGACAGTCTGCGCTTTTGTCATAATTGTTTGGATTCCTTTTGCGGCCGCATCTACCCTTGCGGCAACAGCCCAACTACGAGTTAATGTAATACTGGCTATCAAAGCAGTCCGATAAACTCCATAAGTAGCAGCCAACCCAGCCAATACCTTACCTATCGTTTCATAGTTTTCTATCAACGAAGTGGTTGTTTGGATACCCTTAATTATGACACCCTCCGATTTCTGCCCCAATTCATTGAATACTGAATCCATCGCATCTTGCATCATGGATAGCTGACCGTTGATAGTTTTTGAAGCGTTCTCGGACATATTATAAAATTTACCACCTGCCGAAGTAGCATCTATAAACGCCTGTTGTACCATTTCTGCGGAAATAGCCCCCTTAGACATCTCATCTTTGAGCGCAGCAATAGATTTTCCGGTCTTATCTGCCATGATTTGCAACGGATTGAATCCTGCATTAATCATCTGGTTAAGGTCTTGTCCCATCAACTTGCCAGCAGCTGACATCTGAGAGAAAGCCAACGTAAGCGAGTTAAACCTTTGGGTATCTCCCATAGAGACATCACCAATAGCTTGCAAATAACGTGGAACTTTTTCAGCCTCAATATTAAATCCTAACATCATCTGAGTTGCCTGTGTTACATCAGAAAACTCAAGAGGAGAAATCTTTGCATATTCACGGACTTGTGACATAAGTTCATCCGCCTTTTCTTTGCTTCCAAGCAAAGTTTGAATAGCGGTGTCTGCTGCTTGAAACTCGCCACGAACACGAACCATGTTTGACAGAAACTCCTTAATGGAGTATCCTCCCAATAATTTTTTGCCGACATTAGACATCGCTTGTTCTATCTGCTTTGTCACATCGACATTCTCTATACCCTCCTGTCGATATAAAGTATACTCGTCACGTAGTTTTTTTACCGATAGTCGTGCATTAGCCTGTTCTTGCGTCAATCCAAATAAAGCAGCTTTCTCTCCATCCAAGACCTTGCGTGCAGCGTTGTATTCTTCCAATTTCTCATTAGCGGACAATGGATTTCTTTTCAATGCAATACGATAGGCCTCTCCAAGTCGTTTTACATCAGTCTCTACATCTTTAATAACAGCTTTTTGAGTGATAATTTTTTCTGATAATCCGTTTACAACTTGCGAAGCATCGAATATTTTCTTTTTAAAACCTTGGTTTATTTCATTGCCTACACGTACTGCGGAAGTGACAAGAGAATCCAATTCTTTCGTATTTTTAGCAAGCTGAACTTCCATTGCCCGGAAAGTAGCCGGAGAAGTGTTACTATCCATCCCGGCAATAGTAGATTTTAACTTATCTATCTCTTCCCGTAACTTAATGACTTTTTGATAGTCAGCTTCTATGTGAAACGCTAATTTGGGCATACATTAATGTTTTGGATAAAAGTACATTAGACAAATGAAGTAGTAGAATTTTATGAGAATAGATACATGACAATGAAAAGATTGTCGTGAATATAGAATCATGCTCCTCTTTTTTGTCTCATAAGATCCTTTCCCGACATCTTCTTTACTTCTGTTCCATCTTTATCCTCATGGATATCGATAGGTTTATCAGCACTCATCAAGAGCAAAAGAAGATAAGGAAGATCCTCATACACCTCCCTGTAAGAAAGGTGCAAATTTTCCATAAATAAGGTAATACTTCCTACGATGGTATTTCCTCCTACTATTTGGGTTTTACTGTTAGATTTGCCAGTTCCATCGCTAACTGGCAGACTACGAAAAAATCACGTCCGGTTATTAACTCAAAAGCGACAAAATACGCTTGCAATAATTCTTCTTTAGAACCTGAAAGCATCTGCCGTTCGAGGCTTTCAGCTCTTTTTTGATAATTCGGGACATCACCAACCACCAAGAATGAAAGTCCCTTGACGATATTCTCCAAATTGGCAGGAGCGACCTTCATTAATTCCCGCACAGTGCCATTCTCCGGTAAATCGACCTTACTTAAATATTGGGTAGCCCTCATTATCACTTTGATAGAAGGAGCTTTGATTACATATACTGTTCCCCCTACAACAATAGCTTTTCCATAAGTACCGGAAAGTAACTCTGATATGTTTTTTGAAACCTCACTCATAGTTTAAATATTAGAGGGTGATTGCTCACCCTCGTCATTAACTTATCCACCTAAAGTTGTATCCTCCCCGTCTTCCCAGCGCTCAATAGGAACACCGGCTTTGGTTGGTTTCAACGCCGTAAAAACAAGGGCTAAGCCAATTGCCTTTTCATTCGCTTTACCAGAAGCAGAAACACCGGCACGAGGAAAAACAATTTTCACACCATCTTCAGTTGTGGCACGGACGGTAAACTCTTTACTCTCTACATGATCGGCACGCTCCCATGTGCCCGGCTTACTCTCTGACCCCGCCGTAAACTTACCACCTTGGAATTTAGCCTTAGTCTCAAGATCATACATACCAATAGAAGCATTGATCTTAACCGCACCCGGCTTTTTAGAGGAATAATAGGTATTTCCAGCTACATCTTTGTAATCCTTAACCTCCGGATCTTCATCCTCATAAGTGAAGGTGTCCTCATGAACTACCGGGACTTCTTCAAAAACAGAACCTTCGGCACCATCAGCCCCGATCGGCGCAACCTCCAGCTTCTGAAGGTTTACCACCACAATTTTTTTATTCTCTGCCATAATTATCTCACATTTAAAATTTCAAACATTATTTTCACATTCACAAAATGACACTTTAGCGGTACATCTTTTTCTTGATGGGTAGAATAGACTTTGTAACGATAGGTAGAACCGTCAAAAGAGGAAACAGAACGTAAACCAGACGCTTGCCGCTCTAATTCGGTTAATCTACTTTTGTTTGCCATTCCATTAATATCAGGTACACAGAAATTAACTTCAACGAAACCTTTAATCCAATAAGTTCCCGGTTTGGGTTCTTTCGGGATAACGGTTATCCTTTCTTCGGTAACTTCCCCTTCCGGTATTGCGTCCTTCTTGTAAGTAGGGATACCAAACGGCTTCAAGTCCCGAACCAAAATAGTTTCTATGTCGCCTGTTACTATCATTCAAACTTTTCTTTTAATCGTTTCTCCGCTTCCAAGGCGGCACCACTCAATACTTCAAATCCTTTTGCTTCCACATAAGATGCGTATTCTGTCTCATTCTTCAGCGTCAGTCCTGTTTCGTCAACCTCGTATTCATTAGATTTTCGAAGTGTACCGGTGTGATCCTGATAATCCCCATTATCCTTAGCGTACTGAACAGCATCCTCTCCTACCTCAATCATCGCTTCTTTGACCTCTTCATAGAACTCATCAAAGGCCGCATCAACATCTGAGAAGTCAAAATCTACAGCCATATTTCCGCATACTTGAAATAGTTAGACTTACCGGACTTGATGACCTTTCCTTCAGCTCTCACACTTTCCCCGTCCAGGATTCTCACCTCGGTACCAGCATTTAGTATCCCACCCTCATAGACAACATGATAATTATAGTCGTACATTACCCCGTTTACGGAGATTTGCTTCATCACGCCATTATCATCACACCGGCAGGAACCAAAGTCTTTCCAATCCTCTTTCGGGGGGAGCGGGTTCATATCCTCGTCAAATGACGGACCGGACACGACCTTGACCATTAATCTATGTGGAGCGAATATCATAAGAACTTGACTTTGGGTTTATCGGTATTGAGTTCGTCTTTCAGTCCGTACTTCTTGCACAAGAAAGAATAGTAGTCCTTAATCCCTTTAATGTCCCAAGACATTGAGAAACCACTTTCCCCAATAGATGTGGGCCGAAGTAAAAGAGAGGGGATGAACTTCGCCATCGCCACAGAGACACGATCGTAGCAATCCTCATTCATCTCATCCTCTCCGCTTATCTTCGAGGTAAGACACATATCCAAAAGGTCAGCTTCCGACAAGTTAATGCCGAAAGACTGGAACTTCTGTGATATGTATTCGTTTACCGTCATGCGTTCATCGTTGAAAGGTCAATGTTCACAATCTTGTTAGGAGAGATAAACTCAGGAATCCACTCGGCGGTGTACTCCATGTATCTACCTTCCTCATCACGGTAGTTACAGATAGACATCTGTCCTTCCGATTGCGAGTAGTTACGTCCCGGAACGGGGTCGGTCATCACATACGGTCTGTGGTGACGCATACGCATCACATTGTCACTCTGCAAAAGAGTAATGCGGTCGTCTGCGTAAATCTGCACGTTCTCACCGTTCTGATTTTCCACGTAGTCCTCCTTGATTTCGATAGTCGGAAGACCAATGCCGGAGAATACGCTTGATGCCATTTGAGAGGTAATCAAACCGCCGCTCACATAGAACTGGTTACTACCAAGAATCATCTTGAATGTTTCCCCGAACTCCTTACTGCCAACGATATTCTTGTTGAATGTGCCACGAGACATAATCATTTTGGAGAATACGCCATATTTTGCTTTCAACGCTTCGATTTGCTCTTTCAGATAAGAAATGAAATTATTCTTATCAGCTGCTTCCGGAGTCAAGAACTTAAACGGCAAGTCAATATCGAGCAATTCGATATTCTCTTTGTTGTCCGCCAAGTGTACCTTAGCCTTACCGGTCATCAACAACTCGCCGGTTACAATATCCATACGCTTATGCGGAGCAAGCAGAATTTGACGGTAGTCGTCATAGATGAAGTCAATAATTTCATTCAGAATAGTACGCTGGTCAGCCGTATTAGCTGCGTTGAACTTGTCGAGAATATCCTGCAACTGGGATAATCTCTCAATGTCCATTTGATAGCGGTCGCCCAAATAAGCGATTTCAGTGTAGCCACTTCCGAGTGAACGTCTTTCACGGATAGGCTTCTGGTCGTTCTTTCCAATGATAGAACCAGCCATCACACCCGTAACCGTTCCCAAGTATGTCTTGAACACACGGGTCTTGGTTTCAAGGAATGAGCCGTACTGTTGCCAGTAGATTCTATCTTGTCTCGTTTGCAAAACACGGTCGATAACCGCATTCACAATCATAGGGTCTGAAAATAAAGTCTGTATAGTCAGATTCATAACTCTACTTTTTAATGGTTAATTACTCAAACTGGAAACGGGAGGTCAAGCCCTCTTTATCCAATTCGTGAATGGGCATCGGAAGTTTGGATTCCTTCACTTCGTATGCCTGCATCAAGAGGGTACAAAGAACTGGACCATCATCCTCCACTTTCTTCGCATCAAACAAGACGAATGTAGCTGTATTCTTCTTTGCCGTTCCCTCCACTGAGGTGGCTTCAAACAGGACTGCATCCTTTTCGATTTTCTCACCGAAAACAGCCTTGATTGTCAAAACATCATAAGCCTTGTTAGTCTTGTCGATAGACACTACCTCTGCGCCTTTCTTACCGCTTCCGATAAACATACCACTGTAAGCCAAAGAACCTTTGGCGATTTTAATCGCGAGATCGGTTGTCCCGTTGGCATACGCTTCAACAACTTTCACGTTTCGGACTGGAACGATAGTACGTTTCTTCAAGTTTGCTTGTACGGGTGTGAACACAGGAAGAACAGAGCCTACCGAAAGATTGGTAATATCCAACTTCCAAGGACCGCTCTTTCTGACACCCGTCTCAACACGGTAAAACTCTTCCGGCTTGTATTCCGGAGTCAAGTTATACTTAGTACCTGCTGCCATAAATTTTACTTTTTAGATTCAACAATAGTTTTTGTTCCTTCCGAAATCATATCGGCAATAGATTCGTTTTCTTTCTCAATCTTTTGCTCTGCTGATTCGGGAGGGGTTACGCCTTTAAAGCCGTCATTTGCGAAGTCCTGTTTTAAGTCCTTGAAATAAGCGTCCAAGTCCTCATCGTCCTTGATAGCGCACCTCTTAGCGTAGTTTTCGGGAATACCATACTCCTTAGCCTTGGCAAGAATCTGTTCCTGACGGGTGGCTTGTGCCTTTTCCTGCTTCAACGTGGAAACTTCCGTCAAAAGACTCTTGTTGGAATCAATCAAGGCTTGCGCCCATGTAGGCACATCGTCTTTCTTTTCTTCCGGTTTCGGCTTGGGATTAGGGTTCTCGATTGGCTTTCCTTCTTTCAGTCCATGCTTCTTTTCGTAGTTAGTAACTGCCGTTTTTGAAGCATCCCCGG